CACTGTTGCAAAGAATCAAGACACCGCGCAAGACCTGATTGACACCGTAGACGAAAAGCCTGTTGGAACGACTTTTGAAATCTACGGCAAGAAGGGCGGCAAGGAAGCCACCATCAAAGTGAAGAAGATTATGAAGATGGGAGATGTGGTGTTCATGGTGGGAACCACCGAGGTGGAACTGTACGCCGCAGGAAGCGGTCTTCAGGTGCTGAACAAGAAGACTCGCCGCACCATGCTTGATGCTGGCAACGATATGATTTGGGAGAGCGCGGACTTCTGTGATGTGGGACGCATCACCATCACCGAGGTTCGTAAACTCACAAAGGACGAACTGGCGAAGTTTGATGCAGAGCAGCGCAAGAAAGTCATGGCTGCAAAGGATGCTGCAATCAACAAGCGTTCTGCCGAGGGCAAGGCTGCTTGGTCTAAAATGAAGTGAGGTGAATCTTGGCAGATGCTAAACTAGATCCGCGAGCATTCAATATGGCAGGAGATGCTTTGACATTTCCTGAATACAAGAAACTTCTACTCGCAGGTTTAGGAAAACTTCCAAAGGATCTTGGTCTTTACCTTGATCTTGTGGTTGGATATTTGAACGGAGAAAAGGTTTCAGATGATGACTTGAAAAAGGCACTAGCAAAGTCTTCCGTGAAAGACTACAAGCGTAAGATATTGACCGATTTCGGTGAAACCCTAGGACCGCTCGGGGTCGTTCGTTTTAAACTGTTTGACGGAAACGAGAGAGATGTCAGAATACAGTACCCCACTCGTCAGAATGAGGGAATGTATGACTACATGATGTCTTTCAATGGTGGAAATAGTTGGAGAAAACTATCGGCAAAGGCAAAGACGGGCAAATCCAATACGGTGAAACCTGGTGACATCTTGAAACTGCTTGAAGGAGCAAACATTCCTCCACAACTAAAGACCGCATACGAGTTCGTGAAGTTGATATCAGAAAACACTACAAACGAAGGCTCTCAGATTGCAATGAAGTATTTGCAATCAAAGTCAGTGCGAGGAGTACCCAACAAAAAGTTCACCAAGAAAGTACTTTGCGAGACTGTGTTTGAAGATATAACTAAAGATAGTACAAACCCATTTGGAAACGCCATGAATGATTTGTTCTGGCTCGCCATTGAAAACGGTGAATTGAATTTCATCAAGTTTGGTTTGAATGGTGGTACACCCGTGTACGACCGCGTGAATGATGGAATTGATGTGGTGTTTGAGGATGGAAAGAAACTGAAGAGGGTTCCGAGCAAAGAAGATATTAAACCACGAGTCTACTTCCGTGGGAAGGGTCGTGAGGCTGGAGAGAAGAGAGCAGAGAAACCAGGGTTCCAAACATGAAACCATTCAAAGACCTACGCGACCACGCATTCTGCTCTCTGCAACGACTCATTTTTGAGGAGTTTGATGCTGAACTCACCGAGCAGAAGATCGTGCTTGATATGCCGAACTTCTCCCATGAGGATGTCGTGGACTATTTGGAGCAGGAAGGCATTGAGTGGGAAGAGGAAGACGGGGTAATCTATATTCTTGATCCTGTTGAGGAAGCCGACATCACCGTTGAGGTGGAAGAGAACGAAGAAATAGACGAAGAGTTTGAAGTAGAGAGTGAGATGTTGAATGAGGTCGCTGCGAAGCGTAAGATAGTGGTACGCAAAGGCAAGAAGCGAATCATCTTTAAGTGCGCTCCTGGCTTTAAGAAAAGAGGACCGCGCTCTTGTGTGAAGCGTCCTGTTTCTCAATTGCGTAAGATGAAACTTACCGCGAAGCGTACCGCCAGAAAGAGTCGTGGAAAGCGAGCGCAAGCAAAGCGCAAGCGTAAACTGTCACTGAGAAAGAGACTCACATTCGGATTGCGACCAAGAAAGAAGAAGTAAAACATGATTGAACATGATACAACCGACAGTGGTGGGTCGGTTCGCGTGAACTGTGCAGAAGGTTTTTGTTCGCTTACCTACCACCTGTCTAACAAGAATCGTCCCCTGTCCATGCAGTGCAGCGTTGGAAACGGTTCAACGCCTGTACTGGTGTCTGCCGTGGTGGATTCACTATTCGAAAAGCACGAACCCACAGTGCTGCTGATGAAGTCAAAAGACACATCGGTTCGATTTCGTCCAAAGATGGGCGACCTGTTCCGCTGTTGGACACAGAACGAGCAGACTGTATACGCAAAGGCATTCGGCTCACGCAAACTGCTTGAGCGTGTATGCAGCCTTTCATATGCCATGCAGAATGTTGACTTTGTGCGAGTGGAAGACGAAGAGATACGGCTGTTCGGCTACTACGATGTAGTGAAGCGCATACGGGAAAACACCACGCCGTTTGAGTTCCTGTCCATCAAGGAAGAGTGCGACTACTCCATGCGAAACTGTGCCGTGGGATGCTTGCGTACACTTGTGGAATCGGTGAACGCGCAATTAGACAGCCTGCCACGGCAGGATCGTGAAGCATTTTCCCAAGTGGCAGAGGACTTGCTGCGGCAGCAGCAGTGCGAGTCGTTTCGTTTTGACACCAAATATTCGTACATACAAGAGGCTGTGGTGGGAATCGTCCTGCCAGCACTGGTGAAATATGGAGCCTCCCATCCTTTCACGGCGGCTGTGTTCAAAGAGTTTTCAAAACAGGCTTCTGTTTATACTGAAGCATCTGAACAGTTCCTGACTGATTGCTCTGAAATACTAAATGGAAAATTGGAACAGTCCGATGAGGACGATACATACTAAAGGAGAACACTATGACAGACATGAGAAATTACCTTGCTTGGATCAAGCAGAACCAACAGAACAATCCCGAGTGGCAAGCAGCCAATCGTTGGCAGAATCGCAATCAGACTCCTGTTAACACAAAAAAGCCAGAAGAGTCCAAGGGACTTCCTGAAGGCACAGAGGTAGTCGAAGAAAAGCCAGAAGAGTGAAATGAAAACATTTGATCATGCGTTCGTTGAACTAAACGACCAAATTGAAAGCGTTGAAACCCCGAGCGGCAGGAGATACAAGACTCCTGACGGCATTTTTCCGTCTGTGACCACGGTTACGGGATGGAAGAAGCGTGCATTCTTTGCAAAGTGGCGGCGTGACAATCCTGAAGAATCCAAGCGAGTACTCTCCCGTGGCACGAAACTACACGCGATTATTGAAACCTATCTCCGAAACAGTCTCGCGCCAAATTCGCTTGTTGAGGCAAAGGCTGGTTCGTCCGCGACCATTGGAACAACCGAGGCGGATCTGTTCCTGTCCATGCAGGAAGACATTGACCGCATCGGTAAGATATACGCCATCGAAGTACCGCTCTGGTCTAAAAAAGTGGGACTCGCTGGTAGGACGGACTGCATCGGTGAGTTTGACGGAGTTCCGTCTGTTATTGACTTCAAGTCTTCCAACTACCCGAAGTCTGAGGATGCGATACAGGACTACTTCATGCAAGCCACCGCGTATTCTCTCATGTGGCAGGATCGCACGGGTCAGGAATTGCGAAATATTGCCATTCTGATCGGTGTGGAAGACGGAGGATCACAGGTTTTCACAGCCGATCCCCGCGAGTACATTGCTGATTTGGTGGACGCAATCCGTACATACCGCGAAGAACAGGCAGTCCAAGTTTCCTAAATACGGAAGCGGAGGACTGTATTGATTAGATTCACGGAACATCTCACAGAAGCATTCAAGGCAAAGAGTGGCAAGAATGTCCACTTGGAGCATCTTGAAGACGAAATTCTGAACAGCGGCTACGCAGGATTCGGTCGTGCGGTGTCTGCTATCCGTGGGGTGCTTGATGTTTTTGGTGCAAACGAGCCGACCGCATACGACATCACCGTGAAGTGGGATGGCGCACCCGCCGTCATCTGCGGAATCGACCCGAGCAGTGGTCGATTTTTTGTTGGCACGAAGAGTGTGTTCAATGTGACACCCAAACTAAACTTCACGAATGCAGATATTGATGCGAATCATCCCGCAGACGGACTCAATGCCAAACTCAAACTTGCTCTGAAGCATTTCTCCAAACTAGGAATTCGTGGAGTGCTGCAAGGCGATCTTCTTTTTGACAGCGATACCGTGCAGCGCGAAACCATTGACGGCAAGCGGTATCTGACATTCCGCGCAAACACGATCACCTATGCGGTTGATCCGAAGAGCGAACTTGGACAGCGCATTGCTGCCGCGAAGATTGGCATCGTGTTCCACACCGCATACGAGGGCGACTCGTTGCAGACAATGGTTGCCCGTTTCAATCCCGACATCTCGTATCTGAAGAAGACACGGGATGTGTGGTACGACAATGCCACTCTGCGCGTGGCAGACGGCAGCGGACTGTTCTCTGCGCGTGATCGTCAAGCGATAGAGCGCAGCATAGACACGCTCACGCAGCAAGCCTCTGCACTAAAGACCACAATGAACGGCATCAGCAGAAACGAAGGCGTGAAGTTAGCCATCAAGACCTACATCAACGGACTTGTCCGCGCAAACATGGGCAGCGGTCATGCCGATGTGAATCAGTTGCTGGCAATGATGGCACAGAAAGCGCAGACTGCGCGAAAGAAGCCAAGCACAAAGACCACTCCGAGCATGGACTGGATCAAGCGCAATCGCAACCAGATCAATCAGGTTTTCGCCCTACATAATTCGTTGACCGTGCTGAAGATGAGCATTGTCAGCAAACTGTCCTCCCTCAAGGGTGGGATGGGAACATTCGTAAAGGACGGCAAGGGATATCGTGTTACCGCTCCCGAAGGCTATGTGGCAATTGACCGCATGAGCAACGCAGCCGTCAAACTGGTAGACCGCCTTGACTTCTCGCGCAGCAATTTCACTGTAGAGAAGTCTTGGAAAAAAGAGTAACGAGCAGTTGGTGTCTGAAGTGCAATATCGGAGGTGATCCCCGTGGCAAAACAGGTTAGAGGTAAATCTCAGTCTGCGCGACCAGGCAAAACCATCGTGGTTGCATTCGGTCGCTTTCAGCCACCAACTTCTGGACACCAACTGCTCGTTGACACCGTGGTGGAGACTGCGAAGAAGCACGGCGCAGAACACGCCATGTTCAGCAGTCGCACCAATGACCCCAAGAAGAATCCCCTGACTCCCAAGCAGAAGTTCGGGTATCTGAAAAAGTTCTTTCCTGAAGGCAACTTCATAGACAACGCCAAGATCAAGAATCCCGTTGATATGTTGTACTGGCTTGCCGAGAAGGGATACGATCATGTGCTGTTGGTTGGAGGTCAGGATCGTGAGGGTGCATACGAGGCGTTCAAGGACATGATGAAGCCCACCGCTACGGAACCGCTGAAACTCAAATCCCTGAACATCGTGAGCGCAGGCAAGCGGAACGAGGACGCAAAGGGTGTGCAGGGCATGAGCGCGTCCAAACTCCGTGCAGCCGTTGCAGCAAACGACATGGCGACATTCAAGAGCGGTATGCCACGCCGCGCAAACCAACGGGACACCGTTGCCCTGTTCAAAGACTTGCAGCGTGGCATGGCGGCGGCTCCCGCGAAGCGCAAGAAGACCGTGAAGGAAGGGATTGACTTTCAAGACCTGTACTCTGCTGCGGCTGTGCGCCTCATGGAGAGCGACAAGTACAAGCGGCGACCCCCAACGCCTGGTCAGACAGGTGGATTCTCCAAGCACAACAAAATATTCCCGACCCCGCCTTGTAAAATAGACGAGGACTTGTCGCGGTGGTTCAAGGAGAAATGGGTGAACATCGGTGGGCGAAAAGACCCCAAGACGGGTCAGTATCCCCCGTGTGGTCGCTCTGACACCTCCAAGGGAAAGTACCCGAAGTGCCGTCCGCTCCACAAAGTAAGCAGCGAAACCCCTGAAACGGTGGGTGAGATGACTCCGAAGGAGCGGAAACGCGCCGTAATTCAAAAAAGGCGGGTGGAACCTGAAACGGATCGCAGCGGAAAAGGCAACGCTCCCCGCATGACGAGCCATCTGAAGAAATCTAAATAAAGGGACAACAGGAGACTCTT